CAAACCCACAGGCGAATGGACGGTGTATTCAGTGATGAAACTGCGACAGAAGCACTGGCACGAAGAAGATAAAAACAACGCCATAGCTATTGCCCACAACGCCGCACTCGCCGCCGCACAGGGCGCACAACACCACATGGAGGCATGTCGGGCGTTACTCAAAGTGCGGGATGACGAAGTGCTTTACGAAGCAATCAAGGAATTACAGCAGCAACTCGCCGCCGAGCGGGCTAAGAAACTATGATAGACGACGACGAAATCAAAAACATCGAGAAAAAGATGCAGGAGTGCATCGCTGACCTGAGGAAAGCCGCTCCGCATGTCGGGGCAGCGCGACAGGTTAAGGAATTTTCAAGTGACCAGCGCAAGAACGCCATGGCCGCAGAGCAGATCAAATTCATTTCACGCGGGGAATCCGTGTCAGCAGCTGAAAACCTTGCCCGCTCCAGCCCCATCTATCTGGAGAAATTCAAGCAACTGGAGAAGGACTACGCCAATGCCTGTGCCACTATCGCCCAATGGGAAGCCACCTTTGCGCGCTTTGAGGGATGCCGTTCCATGCTGGCCATGGCAAGACAAACACTGGGTCTGTGAATTATACCGCGTGTTACAGGCATTCCGAGTACGTATCACTTACCACCACGGAATACTGTGAAGCCTACCAGCGCGGCAAGCGCATCTGGCGTTCAAGTCAGATGCGGGAGCTAAGGGAGAAAGCCATTTGCAAAGATGGCTGCCATATACAGGGCATTGGTGAAGTGGCTACTCGCGCTTGCGCCAAGCTACTGGGGATTCCATGGCTGGACACCCTCGATACCTTCAAGGGAGCAGACCTTGGCCACAACATTGAAGTAAGGTCACTGGGCCGTGAATGGTATGGGTGCCGCATCAGGGATGACGATCACGACAGCCGACGAGTCGTTGCGGTGGTCGTTCTGCCTGGACATGAGCACCTGGAATACCGCGTCCCAGGATGGATTAAAGCCAAGGCTGCCAAAAGGCCGGAGTGGAGAATCGACCCGCGCGGTCTTGGCCGACCGATGTACGCCGTGCCTCAAGATCATTTATGGCCGTTGGCCGTTCTCCGGCGTCTCTGTCTGATCGAGGGCGAATGAAATTTCTCGTAAGCTGGATGGCATTCATCGCCTGGAATTGGGCAATGCTTAACTTCTACCGTGAGACCCGGGGCGAGTCGATCAGGCAAGTCTGCAACCGGGCTGCGGATTGGCTTTACGATATTGGGAACAAATAATTGACAAACCCCGGGTACAGGGGCTTAATCGTACTCCGTGAAAACTACTCATACCAGCGCACTGGGCGGAGGATACGGAATCAATCGCAATCTTAAGGCGGCCTCGCATCTCGGGGTGGCATGCACACCGCATGCTGGAAAAGGGTGTGTTGTGCCGGGATTGAACAAGCAGATGCCCGGGACTCGCAAATCCGGATACGCTAAGATCAGCGTTAAAAAGAACGCTTGAGGGAGTAATTCCCCATGACGTACGACGAATGGGAACAATCTCAATTCGATAAGAACCCGTCTCCAGTCGGCGGGATGACCATGGGGGGAAACTCGCCCCCGCTGCCGCCACCGAACAACGCAGGTGGACTGCTTCCAAGTTTCGGATACGACACCGGAAGCAAAATTTACAACGCTTTCCGTGGTGTGGAGAACTTCCTTCGTCCACGCCCCACAACCAACCCTTCCTTCGCGCCCATGGGCGGCGGCCAGCCTTCCTTCTCGGTTCCGCCGGGAGAGCGACAGGCACTTCAGATGCCCGGGCTTCAGCGCGTGATGGACGCTCGACGCCGAATGCTCGATCTGGCCGACCCTCAGGTTAGGGCAGGAATTCCTCCACCCAGTTTACGGAAAACTTTAAGAAACTGGTGGGATCGCACCGGCTACCAGGAGCCACCCAACTTCAGGGCCATGCCAAGAATGAACTCCGGGCCTGAGGCGACACCATATCCACGGCCTCCGTGGCTGAATATGCGGAACTGGATGGACACCGGCGAGCGAGGGCCGCTCCCATTGCAGTCATACCGCCCCGGGGGTTATCCAGCTCCAGCCAATCCTCAGATGCCGGAGGTGTACGACAACCTGACCTCGGGTGGCGCATTGGCATGACGCGCCATGAGTTTCGAGGAATGGTATGACCAGCATTTCGGGTCAGCCGACCCAAATGTAGTCAAAGCCGGAAACATCGACCTTGGCGACCGTCCTGCGGTCTACAACGAAGACGGCACGGTAAGCACAGAAAAATCGTTCTCCATTCAGGACGACCAGTACGGTCGTGAAGTCCTTCTCCCGCAGGTTGTGGGCGGGAAGATGCTCAGTAAGAAGGACGCCATTAAACACTATCGGGATACAGGAGAGCACCTTGGAATCTACAAGGACATTCCCACGGCCAACGCTTACGCCGACGCGATTCACAACCGGACTCCGAGGCTCGACACACCGGAAACATTCCCGGCAGGAAACCTTTTTCAATCCGTCCGGGACTTGCCGGGATGGGCGGCCTATCGAATGTATCGCGGTGCCACCCGAACTGACTTGCCCGGGGAAGGCCCAAGCGCGCGGGAGCAGGAGGCTGCCGGTGTTATTCCACCGCCGTACCAGCGGGGATCATTCAGTGTTGATAACGCCCGCAGCAACCTCAGGGACATAAAGAATGCGATTCTACCACCGGGGTTCTCAGTCCAGCGTGGACTTGATAGTGCCTTGGCTCCAGCCAAGTGGTTGTTCAACGAAGTTCGGCAGGGCGTGTTACCCGATGAAGCCATCGAGGAAATCAAACGCAATCCCTATTCGCCTCGCTCCATTGAGTACATGACGCAGGCCGCCATCAGTCTAAGCGGCGGTAAAGGCGGCAGGGAAGTGCCGATGGGGCCAAGACCTGTGCCACGACGGGTATGGGATATGTGGAATCCCACAGATCATCCCGGGGTAAAGGTGGATGAGATGGGAAATCACTACGAGGCAACCGGCACCCATTACGATAAGGCCACGGGCGAATCTCACATTGTCGTTAAGCCAACGGCTCCCGTTCCGCCACCTGAAGGAACATCCACTGGCATAAGTCCCAAGGAAGCACCACCAGGTACTGACCTCTTAAAGAAAACCATCGGTGATGCCTACGACGCGGCGGGTAAATCGTACAATCCCACGACATGGGAAGAACTAACACCGTGGCAGAAAGAGTGGTTTGAGAATCAATGGAAGCTAGGTAACAGCCCATCCATGAAGGATGTGCCAGCCGAAGGAACAGGATTCGGGTCAGGGTTAGTTAAACCTGAAGACTGGCAGGATAATCCTTTCCAGAAGTTTATGGAAAAGACGTACCCCGGAGGAACGAGCGGGCCGTTTCCAGACCCTGAAACGCTTCCACCGGGTGAACTGTCTAAGCCATCTGAGCCTCTGAAGCCAGAACCTGGCAGCGCGATGGATGACCTTCAGAAGTCGCAGGAGTTACAAAAGGCGGTGGAAGACTGGAAAAAGAAACATGGCGGGCTAAATCCATTTGAGCCACCGCCGTCAGTCGGAGACGATTTTCCGGAAATGCCACCCGGTGTTACGCCTGAAGATTACTGGAACCAAAATAAACCGGAAGGTGCAGGAAAGTACTGGGACAACCTCAATGACCCGAAATACTGGGATAGGAAGGACTCAGGGCCGCTCACAGGCCAGGCATGGGCGGATATTTATGCTACCCCGGATGTGGAGTTCACGGTTGGGCCTAAGAAGCCAGCGGAACCCGGGACTCCGGAGTACCTGGACGAGACGCTCGACATCTTTAAGAACTTTGCTGACAAGTATGGCGTTGAGCCTTATTCTCCGCCACCATCCGATTATCCCTCTGGAACGATACTGCCACCAGACCCAGGAGAATCACCGGCTGATTGGTGGAAACGGTACACCTATCACAGAACGTGGCATCATCCTGGTGATAAATCATTCCCTGAACCTCCAACTGGGCCTACAAAAACGCCAAAGCCGCCAGCAAACTGGGACGACCTTTCACCAGAGCAACGGCAGGCTTGGTTTGACCGCTGGAAACCGCCAGAGCACGGCGGGAACAATCTCTAAACAAAAAGGGCGGCAGGTACACCGATGAACCTACCGCCCAGTTTCGTCTCACTTCATCTACGATGAACACTTAACCTGAGGCGAAAAATAAATCTGAAAAAAAGTTTGTCAACACATCCGGAAACGTGTTTAGTGCGTTTCCATGCACGTAAGGAACACTTCGCTCCAACCTTCCGGTGGGTGCTCTGTGTGTATCTCATGCGACAAGTGTGACCTACGTGCAAAGCACGGAGTACCCACCGGAGGGGTGGCGCATGTCTGAGATTCAGGGAGCGTTCTTTCAGGAATGCACCCATCCGCACAAGGTCGTTGTAGCGGAAAAGCGCGGGCCGCACACAGCCAAGCTGGTTTGTAAACACTGCAAGAAATTCTTCCAGTGGGTGCCATCCGCTGAGAACGTCCAGCAGCGCAAAGAGAACACTGAAATTTTAACTGCGCTCGCCAAGCTGGAGCTGCCAGCATGGGAGCGCGAATTCGTGAGGACACTCGTCACTCACAGAAACATCAGTCCCAAGCAGCAGACGAAGCTACTTGAGCTGCGGGACATCTACCTGAAAGACAAGAGGACTCACGTATGACCGTATCCATGGTGAAACGCTGTCACCAGACCGAAACCAGCCCCATCACGTTTGAGGAAATCTGGTCGGTCACACGCAACGGAGATCACGGACTCAAAGAGAAGATCACGCAAATACGTAACCGCTACGAAGCTGAACGGGATATAACCGGAGATGCGGTGAAGGCCAAGAAAGCTGTGGCCGACCTGAAGATGGAGCTGCCGGGATTCCTGCCTTCGGGGACGTTCACCACGCGCAACAATAACGCTCTGGTGGAATACTCCGGAATCCTGTGCGCCGATCTGGACTCCCTTGGTGACCGGTTGACCGCCATCCGGAACACGCTCAAGGACATGCCGTTTGTCCGGGCTATCGCGCTGTCGCCATCAGGAGACGGGCTGAAGGTTTTCTTTAACGTCATTAACGATCCACTCAGGCATGAGGACTCGTTCCGAAACATCAAAATAGGCATCCGGGAGAGCCTGGAAGTGGATATTGACGAAAAGTGCAAAGACCTGGCCCGAATCTGCTTCTTTACGTACGATCCTGACCTTTGGGTCAGAATGGACGGCAACGAGATATTTCCGCCTGCGGAGCCGTTGCCCCGGGGTAGGACATTTGTAGGAAACGCTCCGCATGATCCTACAAGTCTGACGTCAGCCGACGTCAACTCGCGCGAGCAGATCGCGTTCAGGCTCCTTGGGGAATTGCGGCCCGCGCCGGAGAAGGGCGGCTTCTTCGTGGCTTGCCCCGGGGTTGGCTTCCACACCAACAAGAGCGGGGATAAGCACACCATTTTATTTCTGGAAACTGTCCCTACATTGCATTGCCAGCATTTGAGTTGTTCCCATGTTGTTGAGTCCTTCAACAAGGTGCTCCGCTCGGAAATCGCCAAAGCCGAGTTTCGGCCCGAGCCGCCGAAAGACCCGTTTGGGAAGAATGGAGCGGCAGTCGAGGACGACACCAAAAAAGAAGACGAATGGGCGGAATCCCTTGGTAAATCGTTCGTTACGTCGAAAGAACTGAAGGGACTCACCATCGTCCCGAGGAAGAAACTCATGGACGAGTGGTTCCGCGAGGGCGATTTGGGTTACATCTTCGGATTCCGTGGAGTGGCCAAAACATGGTTTGCCCTTGGACTGAGCACCGCGTTATCCACAGGGGCGAAATTCGGGGAATGGCCAGCGCACGAAGCCGTGGAAGTGGCCTATCTGGATAGCGAAATGCCAGCCGAGGACATTCGTTCCCGCGTCCTGGGGCTTGGATTGGACGAAAGCGAGCATTTCCACCTTCTGAACCATGAGCTGCTGTTTGAGCGCACCGGCAAGGTGGTCAACGTCAACAACATCGTCATCCAGAAGGCGATTACGCGCTATTGCATCCTGAACCGGATTCAGGTGCTGGTCGTGGATAACCTTTCCACGGCGGCCTACGGCATGCGGGAGAATGAGGCCGATAGCTGGGAGCAGATGAATCGCTGGCTGCTTGAGTTACGGCGCGAGAAGATTTCCGTGGTCATCGTCCACCACGCGGGCCGCGCGGGCAACATGCGCGGCACTTCCAAGCGCGAGGATGCGGCATTCTGGATCATTCAGCTCGATGACGCCAAGAAAGACTCCGACGACCGCAATGGCGCGCGGTTTATCACCCGATTCACTAAAGCCAGCCGGAACACCCAAACGGACGTTCCAGCCTACGAATGGCACTTCCTGACCGACTTCGCCACCAACGAAGTGTCCGTAACCTGCAAGAAAAGCGAGGGATTGGCCGTATTCCATGCCGTGCTGGAGTCCGGAGTCACCAAACCCAGTGAGATCGCCAAAGTGATGGGAATTCAGGATTATCAAGTTTCCAGGCTCGCCAAGAAAGCCATCGACATGGGGTGGTTGGAAAGAGCCAGCCGAGGCGAATACCGACTGGTTGAAATTAGCCCATCATGACCACACTCTTGCAAACATCTTGCATCAACTCTTGCAGTAGGAGAGGCCAGTTCTTGCGTTCTAGCAGCCTATACTGTTGTGCAAGATGCAAGAACTCAGTTATCGTTCATTTTCAACGCTTTATGAGCCTAAGCCAAAAAGTCCGTCTTGCACTCTTGCAGGAGAGCCGTTTTGCACTCTTGCATAGTTCTTGCATCTACGCATAAAACGTAAAATGGTGTTGAACCAAATTCCTACGGAATGACCCCCACCCCCCAAATTCTAATAGGGGATGCGGCGGAAATCCTTTTGACGCTGCCTGACCGGAGCGTTCAAATGTGCGTTACGTCGCCCCCATACTACGGCCTCAGGGATTACGGTGATCCGCGCCAGCTCGGAGCTGAAGCCTCACCGGAGCTGTACATCATGCGGCTTGTCGAAATCAGCCGGGAGATTCGCCGGGTTCTCAAGGACGACGGCACCTTCTGGCTGAACCTTGGAGATTCCTACTACAACTACAGGCCCGGGGCTGGGCAGGCACTGGTCAAGCAGACCGTTTCGTCAAGTGGACAAGACCTTCCCCAGCTTTGTCCACGGCGGGGCAATGTCCTTTCCGGTTTCAAAGAGAAAGACAGGATGATGATTCCGGCGATGACTGCCATAGCCTTGCGGGGCGATGGCTGGTGGCTGCGGGACGAGATCGTGTGGCACAAACCCAACCCGATGCCGGAGTCCGTGACCGACCGCACCACCAAGGCGCACGAATTCATCTACCTTTTGACCAAAAATCAGGACTACTACTACGATGCCGAGGCGATCAAGGTGCCGTATTCACCGGCAACCATGCCGCGCATGGCGCGCGGCGTCAGCGATCACCACAAGAATGTTGACGGTGCCCCGGGGCAGACGCCACATTCAATGAACCAGCCTCGCCTCCACAGTGACTACAGCGGGCAGGCTACGAAGGATTACGAGCTGGCACTCGCGCAGAATCCCAGTGATTCCAAGCGGCGTATCGAAGAATCCATCCTCAATGGCACGGGCGCGAACAAGAAAAGCGTGTGGACTGTGGCCACTTCACCCTATCCCGACGCTCACTTCGCCACCTATCCTCCCGACCTTATCAAGCCCTGCATCCTGGCGG